TGTACATCTTGGAAATGTTCTCCTCCTGCCGGAGGTCTATAAGGTTTTTCCCGTAGCGTATGACTACGCCGCGGTTCTGCCCGCGTGACGTAAGCAGCTGCGTGAGGAAGTGTGTGAAGAAGAATTCGCCGCGGTACGTGTCGAGTACGCTGCCCTCAGTACCGCCCAGCAGGGCGCGCATCGATGTCGGGACAGTTACTGTCATGTTTGCCGTGGTGACCTTATCCGTGGTGAAGACGAACGGATTTGATACCACCGCATGGCTCTTGAGCTGCTTCATCGCATCGGCAGCATTAGCGGCTGTGAACGGTGTCACGGGAATGCCGCTCTGATCGTATGAAATGTGGCGTGCCTGAACCTCTATAAGCCCGCTCAGTGGTCGGCTTATGTTGTATATACGGAAAGGTTCTTGCCCGCCGTATGGTGTGACCTGCGCATAGATCAGGCGGCGATTTATGATCTCCTTATAGTGCAGCCCGTCTATCGGGTACTGCATAGTCAATTCATACTCGCCGTTGCGCTGTTCTCTGACCCTGCACTCAGCAGCATCATTAAGGATTCCCATGCCGTTGGTGTTGAATGTCTGCGCCGTGGATTCAAATAATTTCGGCTTCACAGCGTCCACCACCTCGGTACAATGTCAAGAGCCGTCACGCCGCCGGTGAATGATATTGCCGATTCTCCGGGCAGCAGCACCGGAAACTCAGCAGCTGAGATATCACCGTTGAGGTTGCTGCTGCCGAGGTACGCATTTTGCGTCAGTGAGTCTAATATCATCCCGCTCGTGATCTTGCTGAGCGCCACCGTCCGGCCGCCGACAGTGACGGTACCGTTGCCCGAGCCTGTCACGGTGATTTGGGGACGTGCTGCGAAACCGTGGCTGTTTATCATCTTGCCGGCGCCGGTAAAATGCACCGGGTTCTGACCGTCAATGAGGAAGCGGCACGGCTGACAGTTGAACTCTATCGTGGCTCTGCCAAAGTTGTTGAATATATTTTCGAAATTTACCGGCCCTTGGAAGTAGGCATACCGGAAGCAATTGACATCATAGCTGTCGATGAGTTTGCAGTAGCCCTCCGGAGCCATCAGCCACGCCGCTATCCGGCGGGCGAGCGCAGGGAGCCCGCCGTGGAACTCCCCGCTCACGTAGATGTCATAGGGCTGCGTATAATTCTCGAAGCTGTCTTCGGCGCGCACGATGTCGCCGTTGCGTCCGGGGATGGATATGCTTTCAAGCTTACGCGCCGGGTATATTCGCTCGGGGTAATGCTCTACAATGACGTGAAGATCATCGGAGCTTTTGCCATTCCAGAAAATCACGCAAACACGCTCGCTTTCTTGCTGTAAGCATTCTCTATCTTGTACATGATCGCCTCCGCGAGCTCGTTAACGTCCTGCCCCGGCGCGGCGTTGACGACGATGTTTACTCCGCCGTAGTTAGTCGTCTGAGTCGCTCCCGCTCCAGTTGTGCCCTCGATTTGCATCCGCATACCGGAAGTTGCCGCCATGAGCGCATCCTCTACGCGGTAGGCGTTCGCATCGATGCCGCGTGCAAGGACGGTCATCATATCGGGCATCCATTTTTCATAATTGCGCAGCGGCCCCACGTCCGGGCGCGAGAAGTGGAGAAAACTCGATATAGTATTTGCGACGTTTGCCACGGTGTTTTTGAGGTTGTTCCACATATCAAGGATACCGTTGATGAACCCCTGAATGAGGTCGCGCCCCCAGCCAATGGCCGCCTGCGGGAGCTGCCTGATGAAGTTCACCGCTGCGCTAAAACCGTTAACGATGGTTGTTTTGATGCTGCCGACTTTTGAAGCAATAGCATTCCTTATGTTCTCAAAGGTTTGTACGGCATTATCTTTGAAGTTGATGACCGCCGTTTTGCAGGTGTTATAGGCGTTCGGTAGCGTTTCGGTAAAGAATCCTGCAACTGCGTTGAAGACGGTCGTCGCGACTTCTTTGATTTTTTCCCACGCAGTTGTAACAGCATTGCGGAACTCCTCGTTAGTATTCCAGAGTGTGACTATTGCCACGACTAACGCCGCAATGCCCGCAATGATCAGCACTATTGGATTTGCTGCAAGCACGGAAAAGACACCTGAAATTGCAGTCCCGACGCTTTTCACAACGCTAATCAGGCCCGTAATCTTTGACGCGATCTGAATACCTTTTATGAACTCGACGACTGCCTTGATCTTGGCAACGAGGTCGGTGATTTTTTTCCCGATGTTTATCGCCGTCACTGTGCCCGCAATGCTCCCGACAGCCGTAATGATCATGGGTGCCTTATCGATGATCGCGTTCAGCACCGTTGAAATCTTCTGACTGAATCCCGCCCAGTCAACAGACTGCATCATTCCGCGGAGCTTTCCTGTGATCTGCTTTATAACAGGGGTGATAGACTCCAAGACCGGCGTTCCTACCACGGCTTGAAGTTGTTTCCATGTCCCGGATAGGTTCCCGGTCACATTCTCCCATCCGTCCATTTCACGGCTGGCCTGTCCCGCCGCACCTGAGAGCTTTTGAGCCGCAATCACCTGATCAAGCAGAACCTGTGTGGTTTCTCCTGTGGTTACATCGAGATCCTTGTACTCCTTGTTAAGGCTCGCGACTGCCTGCGCGTTTCGCGTGGCCTCGGTTGAAGCGAATCCCAGCGCCGCGTCGTTCGCAAAATTGCCCTTGGTGTAGGACAGAACCGTGTCGGCCATTTCCTCAAACGATTTGTCGTAATATGCCGCAGCGTCAGCAGCGGCAAGTGTGCCATCAGATGCAAATTTCATGGCGCTGCTTACATCCATGCCGGTGCTCTTGGCATACGCGTACATTTGGGTATATGTCGCTTTGAGACGCTCCGGAATTATTCCGGTTTCATCTGCGATTTCCTGAAGATTTTTCGTGGCGCTGCTTGCCATGTTACCGAAAGTCTGCTCGAACTGTGCATTTTGGGCGCTGACCTCCGCGGCGGCCTCTACCATGCCTGACGCAAAATCTTTTATATATCCGCCTAATTTTCGAAAGCCATCCATAATGACATCTGAAAGCACGTTTGCTTTCAGAATATCGCCAAAGCTCACAGCTTGCGTCCCTGCGTCTTCGAGGTTGTCGCTGGTTTCGTCGAGCCCGCTGTTGACGTCCGCAAGCTCCTGCTCCATGCCGTTGAGCGCGGTGGTGGCGTTGAGCACAGCTTCCCTCCACTTGAGGGTTCGTGCGTCATTCTCGCCGTACTTCGCCGCGGATTTCTGCATCATGTCCGTCAAGGTTCTGATGCGCTCTTTCTGCGTGGTGATCTGCTCGGACAGAATTTTAGATTTTGCCGCCGCCTTTTCCTCGGCGCTGGTGGTGCTGTTGAAGCTTGAGACCGTCGCGCGCATCTGAGCGTCAAGGGTCTTAGCCTGCTGGATGATCTGATTTATCGATTTTCTATACTCGGCCTCGCCTTCGACGCCGATTTTGGGGCCTATATTTGTTGCCATGGTGTTATCACCTCAGTTGTAAGGCTTCTTCTATGCTCCAGCTCTTTTTCTTCTTCGCTGGAGTCGCACCGTTGTATATGGCGAAACAGGAGATCATGTCGCACATTTCGCCGTAGCGTGTGTTAATGATCTCCTGTCTGCTCATATTCAGCATCCGGCCATAGAAGAGATACCAAGCCAGATTGATTTCTACTCTGTTTCGGGTCGGCTGACCTCGTTTTTTTTTGAAGGCTCGACCTCGACCGTGGTCTTGCGCCCGGCCTTAAAGGCCGCCATTGCCTCAGACATCAGCGCCGTGAACTGCTCGGCGCTCAGTGCCATGACCTGTGCCATGGTCAGGGGCTCGGGCTTGTAGGCCTCATTTTCAAAGCTGCGCTGCATCTCATAGGCCTTGTTGAGTTCAATGATGAGCTTTGCGCCGTTGCGCGTCACTCTGCCGTACTTGCCGCTGAGAAACTTCTCAATCTTGGTCAGGTCGCCGTCAGGGCACATCTCCGCAATCTCCACGGACGCGCCGACGGTGAAACTAAAACCGCGTTCTTTGCCGAATATGATCATAACAGCCTCCTATCAGCCGCCCGGCTCCGTGTAGTTGAGCATGGCCTTGATGCAGGCCTCGGCGGCGTCTTCGCTCTCCTGATCGTCCGCCATGCGCTTCCAGCGGTGCTTAGTGCTGTCGTCGCGGTGTATGGACATTTCAAGCTCCTTTGTCTGCCAGTCGATTTCCCCTTCCTGCGTGGCGTATTCTTCCGAGGATGCGGTAGTGCGGAGCTTAGTGAGTACTACCGGGCTGTACGATGTGACGCCATCGGACATATACCGCACGACGAAGCCAAGCCCGATATACGGAATCTTCATATCGTCGTCGTAGTCCGTAACGCTGACCTTCGTGCTTCCGTCGATGGTGATTTCGCTCTTGGTCTCCGGCAGGCCCATTATCAGGTCCTCTGCCTTGCGGAACAGGCCGTCGACCGTCAGGGTGGTAGTGCCGCCGGTGAGAACACCCTCCTGGCTCTCGGCCGCCATGTTGTCGGCATAAAACGTATTGTCTGCCGCGGTTTCCGGGTCGATCTTAACCTCTACGCCGCGGGCAAGCTGCATAGCGCCTGAGTATGTGACGGTGCCGCCGTTTGCGCTGTACTTGGCTACCCACGGGCGTGAGAAGCCGGTACAGACTTTTCCTGCTGCTGACATATGATTCGCCTCATTTCATTTTGTTTTTTATGTCGTCGTCAAGTGATTTCGCCATGGCCGCCTCAGCTGCCTTTTTGGCCTTGCGCGTCGCACGCCCGACAAAATCATTTTTCTGCATGAATGACGTCCCGCTCACGACAGCACGGGCTATCATCGCATTGGGCTGACCGTGCGGCCAGCGCTTTGTTTTCACTCCGTTGTAGCCGTCAAATCCGGCCTTGGTGCTGATATAATCCTCAGTGTTTTCGATTGGGGCTAGACCGAAACCGTCAATCAAGCCCTTTTTCTGCGGCTCGCTTATGTACTGCAAAGATGAAGCCGACGGGTTTCGTGAGTTGTACCGGTGCATGGCCTCTTCATTGGTGATGGTCGGCAAACCCTCCAGCTCCGCTTTTATGGCATCTGCGACCACAGCCGCGCCTTTATAGACGGCGCGCTTTATTATTTCCTCATTGCCCTCAAGCGCGCTGAGCTTCGTGAGGTATTCGCTGAGTCCGGTAAACTTCATCGTTGCCATTAGCGCATACTCCATGTCCATTCATGGTGAATAAGCTCGGTTTCATCTTCGTACTGTACACTGTTCAGCTCCCAGATGAGCCCCAACCCGCTCAGGGTGCTTTCTATGGCATCCAGTGCCGGGTCATATTCCTGCTTGCTGAAATAGTCCACAGTACCCGTGAGCGCGTGCTCAGCCGTCTTGTTGTCAGCGGTAAAGCCGTTCCCGCTCTCTTCTGCCCAGACGCAGAATGGGGGCTGGAGGTTCGGGCGGAAATAGTGGTATGTGTTCGGTACCGCCTCTGCGAGGGCGGTGCCGATACCTTCAAGGCGTTCCCGGTAAGACATCATAGAACTCCTCCAGCGCGCTTAATGTCAGGTCTGTGACCTCCAAGCCGTCACTATCAAGCAGATGCTGCACATTATCTATCCGGTACTGTGAATCATCCTCGAGGACGGCGTACATGCCGATCTTGACACCTCTGTCCTGCCATATGCGTACCAGCATATCTATCTGCTGATTCACGCCCATGGCCGCGTACTGTCTGTTATAGCCCACGGTCCGCTCACCGTAGTAATGAGTCGACTGCTGTGCAAGCTGCATGACCGGCATTTGCCCGGCTGGCGCTGTGTTCTTGAGCTTACACACGGTCAGGATGCCACTGTCAAGCGTCATGTCGTGCCTCCAAGCTTCTCCGCAAACAGGCGGTTATTAAGGGCATATCGGAGCATTCGCGGCATGACCGGGTTGTCCTCGGCGCGCTTGCGAAACAGATACGCCGCATACATCACGATCAGGTTGCAGTCATCAAGGTTGTCCGCAGAGAGGGTTTTTATGCCCTCCCTGCGGATTTCATGCGCCGCAACTTCAAGGAGCTGCTGAAGATACGGCTCCTGCGCTGCTGCGGTCTTGTTGAGGTTATACTTCAGCATCGTGAGCAGTTCGTCGTTTGTCATAAGCAGCTCCTTTCAGATCAGGTCTTGGTGATTGCGACGGTGTACACCTTGGTCGCGTTGCCGTTGGTCACGGTCACGGTGAGGGTGCTCGCTCCGGCGGTCGGGGTAATGTTGCCGCCGTTGGTCACATTCTTCCCGCCGTAGCTGATTGCTACCTTCGCATCGATCTGTGCCGCAGCTGCGTTGACCGCGAGGGTGGCCGCCGTGGTAGAGAGCGTGTAGCTCTGAGTGGCCGCATCAAAGGCCGGGCTGAGTGAGCCGGTGCCGACGCTGAGGGAATCAAGGTCGGCGTCGTTCGCCGTGTCAGCCGCGAACGTCATCGCCGTGGTAACTTCGCTGCCGTTGATGTTGATTGCAGCGAATGCGCCCGGAACGACCGGCGTACCGTCCGCACGGGCCTTGCCCTTGAACACGGTGTTGTCCTGGAGAAACTGCACCTCGCGGCTCTCCTCAATTGTCATTCTCGCGCGGTCGGCGTAGAGGTACAGGTCGCCGTAACCGCCGATGATATCGCCGTCCGGGATAAACTCCAGAATGTCGATATCGCCGGTCACGATGGGCAGGATGCCGTAAACATTGGCTACAACATCACCGGATGCGGTGAAAGTGATTGCCTTTGACTTGAGAAGCGCGTAGGTCTTGCTGTTCATCGCCCAGAACTGATTACCGCGGCTGTAACGGGTGAACGTCGCGCCTGCCGCGATCTGGAGGGCTGCCCAGAACTCAGCGCCGGTCTTGCTTGCGTCGATCTTGAGGATGTTGCTGGTGTGAAGGTCGACCCACGCGGGGGCGGCAGCCGGATACCCGGCGGGCTTACTCTGCTGCGCAAGGCGGGTCACGATGCCGAGGGGCATGCTGTTGGCCGCGCCCTTGCCGTAGAGGATTGCTTTATCGATTGCAAGGCCGATGCTCTCGGAAAGCATTTCGACGATCCAGCTTGCAAGATTGACGTCGTTGTCCTCCAGCAGGCTGTTGCAGACAGGTACGAAGCCCGCGACTTTGTAGCCATCAAGCGTGGTCTGGTTGAATACCAGAGTCAGCTCATTGATAGCTGCGCACATCTCCGTCCAGACAGCTTCCGGGACCGTGCCCGCGATGGTCTGACGGGTGGTGCCCGTAACAGAGCGCACACGGACGCGGTTGAGGAGTTTGCTGTATCTGTACATGTTCTCGGCGATGAGGTCGAGGAATATGACAGGAATAGTCAGCTCTCCGCCGCTGACGCCGCGCTTCTCGCCCTTGAGGCTGCGCAGCTGTGCGAGGAAGTTTTTACTATCCTCCTGCCCGATGATTGCGTCGCGCTCCTGGCGAGGCAGCGCGTCCATTACTCTCTGGCCAAAGGGCAGAGAACGGATGTTGATGGTGGTGGTCATATGATTGCTCCTTTCGGTATTTGCCCCGCTCTCGGGGTTGTTGATGGGCGGCGTGCCGCGCTGCTCCTCTTCGGTGAGCTGCTGCTCAAGCGCCGCGATTTCGCCGCTGAGGCGATTTTCGGTCTCCTCGTGCTCTTTCCACTCGGTTTCAAGCTGATCCATGCCCTCATTGAGAGCGTCGATCTCCTCCTCAGTGGTGGCCTCACCGATTGCCTCGGTGATGTCGGATTTGCGAGTTTCAAACTCTTTTGCTCTTTCCCTGTGCTGGGCAAGCTCGGCCTTTTTCAGTTCGATGCGCTTGCGCAGCATAATTGCTTTAATTGCCATAATTGACTCCTTTCAATCTTTCGAGTGCGAGCCTGCGCTTCTCTTCAACTCTGCGTTTGACAACGGTCGCAAGCTCGGCCTTTCTGGCCTCGACACTTGTATCTTCATAGGCCGGAAATGTTACTACGGACACCTCATAGAGGCGCACGCGCTTGATGCGGAACACTGACGGCTGTCCCTCGGTGTGCTCGATCTCCTGGTCAAGGATATCGAACCCGAAAGAGCACTGATTCACATCTCTGCGCTTGACCCGCTCGTAGAGGTTCATAGCATCCTGATCAGCTCGGTTTATCCGGATGCTGCCCCAAAGCCCGATCTCATCTTCGCGGAGTGTAAGCGTTCCCGCCGGTACTCTGCCGAGGACAAGCGTCGTGTCGTGATTGCACAGGGCGCGGACATCTTCCTTTGTCTGATCCGTGAACGCGCCGCGGTCGACCGTTTCGTATGCCTCTTCCCAGAGCCAGTATTTGGCTCCGAATACCGCGAAATAGCCCTCTATGTACAGTTCCTCTCCCTCCGCACGCGCGGAGAACTCAGCAGCTGAGGGCTGCATGAAGCGTGTGCAGAATGTTGGTTTATTCTCCATCTGTTTCACCTCCCTGAATAAGCTTTTTTTGATTTGCAATCATGCTCTGAGGAATGAAGTTTTCAAGGATCGTGAGAATGTCCAGCCCCTCAAGCGGCGTCAGGCCGAGCCAGTCCCTGACCTCGTTGCCGGTCATTATTCCTCGGATATACTGATCGTCAGCCACGGCCGCAAGATCTTTGAGGTCGTAGTTATACAGGCTGCGAGGATTGAACCGGAAATACATATCCGGGCTGTAAAGCAGCCCTTTAGTCAGTACCTGTTGGATATTCTGAGACAGCGGCATGATCCGGCTGTTTATAAAGGCGTTCCAGGCATCGCGCTTAAACTCGCCCTCGCCGAGGACGAACGGCGGGACGCCCAATATTGACGCCACTGTGCGCTTGTCCAGTTTCACGAAGTCTGCGAGAGCCAGGTCAGACAGCGTAAGTGGCTTTACCTGCTCCACCTCGAACTGATTCGCCGGTATCAGCCACGGTTCACCGGCCTCGCCGCTGGCTGCGTATGAGTTGAGCAGTTTCTCACGTCCCTCGGGCGATGAAAATTCATCAACAAGGCCGTCGACCTTGACGATGATTGAGGGCTTCCACTTTGAGGACATGAAGCCCTTTTCGGTCGTTGCCGCCTGCTTGAGGTTGTTTGCTACATCGCTGAGCTGGATCTGATAACCGACGCCGAGCCACGGGTAATATTCGCCGGGATTCAGCGCGAAGTGCAGCACATTATCAGGCTCATACTCACGCCCGGCAATTACTACGCGATAATCAAAATCGCCGTAAGGAACGAAAGAGGTGAATGCCGGCGGTATCGGTATCAGATCATCGAGATAGCCCGCTCTGGTGCGCGGCCAAGCGACGGCATTGCCGCTGTAATACATCGTCCTGACTATCCAGCGGATGAAGTTGGAGCGCGTCATGTTCTTGTTGGGGTTGATGTCAACCTTGCGGCTCAATGCGTTGGTAACGCGTATATCGCCCCGCTCCGTGTTCTGCATCAGGTGAATGGTCTGCGAGCCCACAAGCTGTGCGATGGTGTCAACACCTGCGCTTATTTCCGGGCTGTCGCTCAGCTTAATGTAGCCCCGGCAAGCAAGATCGTCGAATTTCGATGCATCGCAGAAAAACGCCGCGCTGCCAACGCTTCGTGCCTGCATGGGCTCGGCTCGCGGTGCCTGTTTTGTTCGTGTTCTTTTTTTGCTCATTGTTTATCTCCCCACCAGTTACTTGCGTCCGCGGACTTTTCGAGGCTTTCGAGATATCTGATCTCTGCGAATACCGATGCGTCGAAAAGGTCAATTCTCAGCTCGGGCATGATTTTTTCATAGGCGATCATGTCGTCAGTCTTTTCAATAGCTGACACATTCTCGACGCAGTATTCATAAGCTTCTGAGTGCATATAGTACAGTGTGCCATTCTTGACGCTGTGCTCGATGTATCTGAAGCCCTCGGACTTCTTGTAGAAATATTGTGGTTGATCAAAGACGCGGAAGCCGGCTTTCTTCATTCCGATGAAGTACTCCCTGCAGAACTTGCGGTCGTGACCGACAGCGGCGATTTTGAACCCGCTCTTGCGCATCTCGACGAACCAGTTGATTATGTCTGCATGGTTGACCGTCGGACCGTTGCACATGGTCAACCATCCGTCATCCTGCCATCCGAACAGAGGAATGTTATCTTCGTCCGCCTTTCTGTGGGCGACAGCCACCGGGAAAAAGGCGTGCGTGATGATGATATCCACGCCCTTGTAGTTGCCGACAAGGGCGGCGGCAGTGAGGTCATGCAGCTTTGAGAGGTCAGCGCCGCCGTACCATTTGATCGGCAGCCGCCGTAGCTGGTCGAGCGTCCAGTCATACTTTTTATCGGATCGGCGGAACTCATCAATGTTGAAATACGCCTTGATGGAATTTGTGTAGACGTTCAGGCTTTTTGCAAAGAAATCTTTGCGCTGCTGTGAGTCGTTCTGCGCCTGAATGCTGTCGTTGAGAATCTCCTCAGGGCGTATGCTGATGCCATAGGCCGGATTTGCCATCTCATGGACTGTCGGGTTTGTGAAATCCACCTCGCCCGTCTCCGGGTCTTTTGGAGCACAGCACATGAAGATGAACAGTTGCTCATCGCTGATTATCCCCTCAAGCACCTTGCGGCAGTATTTCAGCCTTTGTCCAAGGAACATCTGCTCGTTATCCCCTGCCGTGCTGATGCCGATCAGAAGCTTGTTCGAATAGGCCTTCATGGCTTCCTTGAAGAGGTTGTACTGCTTCGGCTTTTTATAGGCGTGCAGCTCATCGCAGATTGCAAGGTTGCAGTTCAGTGAGTCTTGCGCGTCAGGGTTTGCCGCGAGGGATTGAATGAAAAATGAGCCGTCCCCGCCGGGCAGCTCCGCCCTTAAGGAATGCTCATTGTTGTTGTTGATAATTTTTACCGCCCCGCCGCTCGCGGCGTCCTCGCCCATGTGCTTGATGTTGTATTCCAGAAATTCAAAGCTTTCCAAGCTCTGTTTCAGCGCCGCACCGACGATGTAACACTTGCTCCCGCTCTTGCGGTAATATAGCGATAGAGCGAATGCCAGGCTTGCCGCAAAGGTGGTCTTGATGTTTTTCCGCGGGATAAAGATCAGGGCTTCGTGATACCTTGCCACATCCGTCCCTGTCAGCTTGAACCCGACTACGTTGTAGATGATGAACTTGTGGAACGGTTCCAGTAGGAACGGTGTTCCTCTAAGCGGTGTGCCGTCAAGCTTCTCGCCCTGCTTGTGGACTATCGTCTTTTCAATGATCTGAATGCAGAACTCAGGGCCTTTAGGGTCAAGGTAATATCTTGAGTCGTCGAGGTCTCGGAAGAAACGCTCAACCGCTTGCTTGAGCTCGGGGCAGGCGCATTTCCGGCCGCTGCGTATGCTCTCGGCATACTCAAGGACCACATCCCAATTCCGCCCGGTGATTGCTCTCATTTTATCTCGCTCAACGCTTTGGCCAGCGGACTGAGCTTCTCCTTTTTGGGGGCATCGTTTGTCAACCGCTTTTGTGCGGCGGGGGTCAGGCCAAGCTCGGCCAGAAATTCACGGGCTTTGGATTTGAGGTCAAGGACGATTGTCAATTCCGGGTTCTTTGCTTTGTTGGTGCTCCCGTTCTTATTCGTGTGCTCTATCACGGCGATAGATCCGCTTTTCTTGTATGCGGTGCGTGCCCGATCGAGCTCATAGAGCGTATCGGCAGCAAGGTTTATCGTGATGTCAAAGCCGGTTGAATCTATGTCGAGCTGCCGCATATCGTTCAATATGGCTTCCCGCCATTTTTTTCGTGTCATTCGCGTTTACCCCCTTTCTGTAAAAATCCTTAG